TAATTGGTGACAAACATAAGCAGATGTAATCCACGACTTTCCTACACCTCGAAATGCTTCTATGACTTCACGTCTTTCGTTGGTGTTCTGTAGATAATCTGCTATGTCGTACTGTATTGGTGTTGGGTCTGGTAGGTTTAGATGCTTCCATGCCATATACAGGAAGTTCTTAAAATCTTTTACCATGCTTTGCAACTCCAATAACGTGCTGATGTTTTATCTTTGGCTGTAGAGCAGTTGTGTCTAGCACGAAAACTTTTTCTGTTAGAAGGTTGATTCTTTTTGATGCTCATATTAGGGTCACCAAACATAACCTTCTTAACTTTACCGTTGTTCATTACGTAGACTTTAGATTTCTTTCTACCGTAACCTGCTTCACCTTTGCCTATCCTAGATGGTTTACCTATGGATACACTTGCTCCTCCATATGTAGCCATGACTAAGACTTCTTAGCTTTTTTCTTTGGAAACCCTGCCTTCATGTTTGCGTAGGCTTTTGGTGATACTGTTGATTTTGACTTAGGACGAGATGTCCCTGCCTTTTTTCTTTTGTTCATATTGTCATATAGTGACATCTGTTCTCCCACTTCTTTTTTCTAATTTTTGTGTTGGTTAAAATATCTAGTGCTTCTCTATCATCTGCTTGTTGCCATTTAGCAATCTCTGAGGTTGTCCTAAAACATCCTGTGCAATATCCGAAGTCTGGATTTACGTGACATTTCTGGGTGCATGGACTGTTAATCATTGTACTGAATCAAGTTCCTCATCAAATGGTAAATCTTTTAGTATCTGCTGCATGACATTATCGTCAGTAGGCAATGCTGTCATGTCATTGTCTTTTAGGAATTGTCTAACTACATTCATTTCACTAGCCTTAGACTCTGGGTCACGTACTGTTTCCAAAAGTTTATATGCTAGTTCTTCATGTAGTTGTTCCATTAGCTTCTTCATTTTTGACATTTACATGACTCCTTCTTCTCTTTCATACGGTACACAATGTTTATACCTGTATTAACAAAAACACCTATTACTGTTAGGGTCTGTAGAAACAACCCAATTAAAACTAAATCTATTACTGTCTCCATTTATTTTTTTCCAAACATCTTTGTTGCACCTTTGATTCCAAATGAAGCCGACACTATGACTCCTAAAGTGTACTGAAACCATACTGGTGTTTGCTCTAGTGCCATAAACCCTCTTTCTACATACTCAACTGTCCAAGGCAAGAAGCATAGTAGTAAGGGTATGCTAAACAAAATTGTTAAATACTCGTCTTTCCACGAGTCCTTTGAACCTTTTATGGCTTCTACATCCCAAGCAATTTCACCTGTGATTTGTTTTTCCATTAAGGATGTTTCTGCTTCTATCTTAACTAGCTTTTGTTTTGCTTTGGCTTTCTTAGTTTCTACATAACCATCAACAGCACTTCCTGCTAGTCCTAATAGACCTGTTAGTATTTGTATCATGTGAACTTACCTTTTCTTAATTGAATACATTTGTACATTATAGCTTTCATATCTTTTAGTTCTTGTGCAATATCTTTACGCATCTCATAATCCCTTGTCATACATTGCTGTTCTGTATCTAGTTTGTACATAGTGTCCTCAAATGTAACGCACATCTTTGGGTTTGCTATGGCACAAGCTACAACTAATGCTTTAAACATCATAATGTTCCTTGTAAAAATTTAATCCAAGTAATCATTCCTATACCACCTAATATTAAGATAATAGTTACTACAGTTATGGTTAGGTTTCTTTCTTTTATCTTTTGTTGTATAGCTAATTCTTTTTTGATTCTGGCTCTTTCTGAAGCTATTTCAGACTGTAATCTTTCCCATTGTCCAGGTTTTCCATATAGAAGAAACATAGAACGCAATTCGTTTCTCATGTCATCTAGCTGTTCTTTCTTGAAATGTTTTTCTATGGCTGAATCTTCTGCGAAGGAGAACCTACTGTTCTTCTTTTGGGTTTCTGCGAATTGAAGGTGGGCTTCACCTTGGGCATATTTTCCCACAGCATGAGAAAGTGAACTCAAATCTTTTCCAATTTGTATAGCTTTCATAATTGTATTGTGCCCTGCAGTAATTGCAGCGAAAGCAGAAATTGGGTCTATCATTTAGCTAACTTTCTATTTCATAATTATACTTATCATAAGGGCAACTACAGTTATAGTACTTGCCATTATCATTGCTTCTATTCTCCACATACGTTTATCAAGTGCTACAAGTTTGTCATCTACCATTTTATAACGTAAGGCACACTCCTTCTCGTGGGCATCAAGTTCTAGTTGTACTTGGAGTTCAGGCTTCAGTTCCATTTTCATTAACCTTTAATCTCCTGAGCCATTATAAAACTTACACCTCTTTCAGATGACGTACTATCAGCATCACTACCAGTACGATTGATTTTAAAAGAGTTAGTACTACTAGAATTAACACCTAGTTTGTAAGTAATAGAAGACGTTGTTAAAGGCTCATCAAAATATGTTACAGTAGCAAATTCTGGAGTTGAGGTTGTATTAACATTATCTGGTCTACTATGACTACTAGCTGAAATTGCTATTCCTGACCTTCTATTTCCTATACTTCCAGTTGCTCCTAACTTTGTACTATCTCTATAAAAAAACCACATTGTATCCCAAGGAACATTAGCAGTTTCATAGATTATATAAGCCTCAAGTTTAATAATTGAAGATGTACTGTTAGGTGTAATGGTAACATTAAAATTACTTATTGCTTGATTTGATTGGGCAGTTGAATAAGTCTCAACTTGTGGTACAGTTAATTGAAACTTTTTAGTCTGCAACACACTACCAGTTGGAAGACGTTCAATGACACTTGCTGAGTTTAGTTTTGTGAGTGGCATATTATCCTCCTATTTCCATAATGGTTAAAGAGGAAGTGCCTCTTTGGTCAAAACCATTTGCATTGTCATTATTTCTAGAAGTCCTATTTATATATGCAGTACCTGTATCTGCTCTTGCAGAAAATTGAACTTTGTATGTAATTGCAGAAGAAGTTTGAGGGTTATCTAATTTTTCAGCACTAGCCATTGCAAAATTAAAGCTAGATGCATCATTTGAACCAAAACCAAAATGAGCAGTTGACCTATTAAAACTTCCATGACCATCAGGTAAAGAAATTTGAGTAGAATCTCTTACTAATCTTGCATACGCAAAGTTTGTATTACCTGATAAAAAAAGATTTGCCCTTACAAGAAATTTTGATTTGTTTGAAAGAGGAGTTATTGTTAAAGATAAGTCTGTAATATCTTCAAAAGTGATACCAGTTGTACTTTGTGTATCTGTTTTTTCTGCAAAGTATACCTTTAACACAGCATCTTTGATATAAGGACTGCCAGAACCACTAGCATCTTGGAGGTTGTCTACTTTAAGAATTGATGTCAATGTTTTATCCTCCTATTTCAGTAATAGTTATTGAAGACATAAGCGTTCCTCCCATTACCCCAGTACCAGTATGTCCATTAAATGTAAATGTACCTGCATGACCACCTGCTCTTACTCTAAAAGTAAGTTCTGAGGTTGTACCTGCTGTCATAAAATAATTAAGTGCAAATTGATTTCTCCAACCTGCTGTAGCATATATATTTGAAACAGCAAGTGCATCTACTGTTGTTCCCACAAATAAAGCCACCATACTATCTCCATTTGTAGAACGAGAACCATTAACTATAACTTCTATCAACAATTTACTTAATGAAGATTTAGGTGTTATGGATAAAGTCATATATTCTTTACCCTCTGTAATTTGAGGTATAGTATTATCCCAAGGAATATTTTCAGTACCTGAGTTCATAGCACCAGTTTGAAAGTTTTTAACTTGCACCACATGGTCTTTAACATATACACCACCATCACTAGCAACAGTCATAGCATTTGTGCCGTTTGTGTGTGCTATGTTTTGCACACCTATTAAACTACTCATGGTTAAACTCCTATCAACTTATATGCACCAAATGATATTGTGTCTGCTTCAAATCTAGCATCATTATTAGTTACAGTATTAACGTAAACATACATTTCTAAGTAGTCAGAACTACCATTCATGTCTACTATTAGGGAAAGACTAAGACCATATCTATGAGACTTAGAACTAGAATGTCCTTGTGAACTTGTTTTTAAAATTCTTGAGCCATTTTTATAAATACTAATATTGCCATTATACATATCGTAATTGCTAGTGCTTTGCACACTTCCAGTAATATTCACAAAATATTTACCTGCTGTGGTAGGGGTAAACCTATCTGATGCAAAGTTATTATCTGTGTCAAAGTCTTTAGTAAATCCAGTTACTTTAGTATCTGTATTATCATTAAATTGAAAAGCAGTTAAATTCTTTGCTTGAAATGCAGGGGCATTAGTTACACCAGTTATTGAAGTGCTACCAGTTGTTTTGGGCTGTATTTCGTCAACATATAATTTAGACAATGGTTAATACTCCATTTACAGTTAATGTTTTGTTTGTGGGAATTGTGTAATCCCCTGCAACCATGGCTCTTTCTCCACTAGCAATCGTTACATTGTCTGTAGCTGAACTTCCATTAATCCTAATGCCATCTCTGTAGACTGTAGAACTAAACTTATCTCCAGTTACTGAGCCATCTGTAGGTACTACTGAATTGCCTACCTCACCTAAAGCCAAGATGTAATCAATCGTGTCTGCTGTGGTTAGGTTCTCAGTAAAAATAATGTTAGACCCTGATACACTATAGG